ATCCCAATCATGAGCATTCAGCAGTACAAACAGGTCTTAATATGTTAAAGGCAGTAGAGAAGTTTAATGAAGAAATTACCGCACAAGGAAGACCACCAATTGGTATGGGGGCTGGTATTAACAGTGGCATTGGTTATCTTGGTGAGATGGGTTCTACATCAAGACATAGTTATGATGTACTTGGGGATGCTATATCAACTGCTGCAAGAATTGAATCAAAATGTAAGGAATATGGTTGTCTATTATTAGTAGGTGGAAGCACTTATGAAAAAACAAAAAACGATTTCTTTTACTTGAAAGTTGACGACTTGGCAGTAAAAGGCAAATCAGTGGGCATTGCTATATACACGGTTTTAGATTTAGATAACAGTAAATTTGTTAAACCAAAGCAACTACATGAAGCAATGCACGATAATTATCGTAAACAGAAATTTGACAAAGCAATCGCACTATGTAATCAACTGATGTACGAGTTTGAAGGTAAGATGGAGGGTTATTATAAAATGTGGATTGAGCGTTGCGAATTCCAAAAAACACAAGACCTACCAGAAGATTGGAACGGTGTGTTTATTGCAACATCTAAATAATTACTCTTCGTCCCAATGTTTTATACCCTCAAAAAAAGTGTAGTAGTGTCTAAAATCTTTTATTGTAGTTTTAGCATGAACTAACTCTAAAGGAATACCGTTAGTTTTTTTAACAATAGGAAAATAATATCTTTTTACAATTCTTTCCAATTTTTTAATATCTTTTAACAAAGCATCTAAAATTATATTATTAAAGTTTTTATCAGTCAATAGATTTTTCAGCCAGATGTGATAATCACTTTCTGGATTATTTCGTCTCACAAGTTCTCTTGCTTCATAATACAATGCACGAACAGGATTAATTGTGTTTCTATACTTTGTGTTAATGTGCCTAAATTTAAAACTATCATGTTCTGTACTTAGATTAGAAATAGTTTTAGAATACTCTTTTCTTAAAGCCTTCTTGAGCGATTCTAAATTTTTTTCTATCTGTGCGTAATATTCGGTGATTAATTTCTGTGCTATATTTTGATATCGTTTAGACAACTGCTCAAAATACACATTATTAATTTCTTCTATGTCGTATGTGCCATCTAGTATAGTGTGTGGTATAGTTTTAGTACGATTGTACTTGTCTAGTTCGTTTTGTATTCGCAAGACAACAAAATCTATTACTTCGCCCTTGCTCATACTACTATTTATTCAGAATGAATACTTAATATAGTAAACAGTTTATCGGTACCACCGTTGTTATAAAGAGTTATTTTTGCGCCATTGTGTAACGGCTTCGGCCATTGACCGATATTAACCCAAGCATACCCGGCACTTTCTCCGTTTAGTTTAGGTGGCATAAATTCTTCCTCTACCACATATACAAAACTGTAATAGTAAAAGTTTTTATCTTTGCTTTGATAAACATCTATAGGATTTAGTTTTTGAAGTTCCGGAACAAGACCTATTTCTTCTTGCAGTTCTCTTAGAATGCATTCGTAAGGTGTTTCACCTTTATCAATAATGCCACCCCAGAAACCCCAGGTGTGATTAAATTTTTTATCTGAGTTTCGTAGTTGCAACATGCATCTACCTGTGTCTTTAGCAAGAAACACTACTCCTGCCGCTGTAATAGTCATTTAAAGTACTAATCTCCAGAACCCTGGTTTGTAAACACCTTCTGAACTGCTTACCCAACCTGCTGAGGTCCATTTGTATTGCTTATTAGTATATGTATTGGTTACAAAGTCACCATATGACTCTTTTTTGGAATCAAATACTACGGTCCATTTAGTTCCGTCGTATTCTATAATGTCATTTTCATTAGCATCTACACCCCAATTTGGCCATGCATCTTTGTCTAATTTTTCGGATATAAGATATCTCTGACCAGTAGTTGCGGCCGCTAATGTTCCATCTCCTGGATAGTTTGCTCTTGGATCTAAAATTTTAGTGAGAGGATTCAATGTGCTGGTTGGTAATGTATCAGCATCAATATTAAAAATAAGTTTGCTATCATCTAATGGGTTCTTAGTTACAGTACCAGTTATCATATTTAATTCGCTATCACTGTCGTTAGATATATTTAATTTTAATTTACTTGTTGCAGATAGTTCGCCTTGCATTTCAATTAACTCACTCCAACTTTGTCCAACATCTGCATTATTAAGCAACACAGCATTAGCACCATCTATCTGTAAATAATAATCATTTGGAGTAACAACTATTTCAGCCGTATCTGCAATAGGGCCAAAGAAGTCATAAAAGTCTTGGTCAAAGCCTAAATTAGCAATATCTTTTACACTGTGAACATCTGCAATAATTGTTTGAATGATGGTTTGTCTTTTAACCTTTGCAGGAGGACTAATCCAAATAGGCACCGCAAATGTTAATGTAGATATATCGATACTTTCATCTACACCTGCAGGAACACTTCTACTACTCCAATTAATATCAGTTAGTTCTACTTCGAACACATTACTCCAGTCTAAAGGATTACTATTAGATTGCATCTGTAGACTTGGATTAAACAACACAAATATTTGTTCTAATATCTGCAATTTAGTATCAGTGTTAGTAGTCCATAAATCAAACTGTATAGTTAAATTATACGGAACAGGCATATATCGCTGTGTGGTATATAAATTACCTTGAGTAGATTCATATGAACCTGTATCTGTGTTAAATTCTCTTTCTGCTACTTGTCTTGTATCTACGAGAAACGGATCTAATGTTCTGTCTCTTGCAGGTTGTAAACTTTGTATTGAGATTGCAATAAATGGGGCACTGTTAACAACATTCTCTGAATTGTTACGCAGTATACTTGCAACCATTCTACTACTATCACCGTATCTGCAAGGCACACGATTATAGTTTACACCGTTTTTAGTATTTTCTTTTACTTTGAAATGAGAAAAGATACGAATAATTTGTAACAAATATCGTTTAATCTGTTCATCATACCAGTAATCTAAATTTTTACCTGCCATTAGTTATCCGTTTTAGGTTTTATAACCTTACTTAAATTTTGTTTTTCAGGAACAACTTCACCGTCTGAATAAGTTGCTAAATTTTCATTGTTAATAAATCCTGTTAAAATTCTATTTGCCGCGGCCCATGTACCTTTGCTATCGTCCTGTACTCTGAGCCATCTAGTTCCACTTTTTTGGAAAAGTCTATTTGGTGAAAAATCTGTTCTCAAGAAATAATCCCCGTCACTTACACCACTAATTGGAAAAGTTTCGCCACTGCCTACAATGCTTGCACCATTAGGGGCAGAACCATCACCGTCTCCAAAACCAATGCCTGCTTTATCTTTGGCTTCTTCATCGATGTACAAATGCGCCTTTGATCTATATTGAGGATCGTAAGGAACATCTTTGTCTGCTTGTTCTAATAACTTATCATTAATAGTGATCTCATCAGCATAAGTACTGATAAGATTTCTTAGATCGCCTTCTTCCTCACCAGTACCAAGTATATCTCTGTATTCTTGACTGTCTGTGATTGGGCCTACTTTAACACGCCATAAATGAGGCCACCATCTAGGATCATATCCTTCTGCTGGTCTGCTACCATCTGTTACTACATAAAATCTGTTAATTGCTTCGTCACTACCTAATAATAAATCATCTCTTAAATGAGGTAGTTCTAAAACATCTCCGGGCATTAATTTACGACCTAATGCTTCCACCATACTTTCAATATGAAAGTTAAAGAACAAAGTATCGTTTGCTAAAAACATACCAAACTGTGTCAGATCAAAGGAATCATTATCACCTAAATTGTATTGACCACGCAATTCGTATATGTTTGTATCATATTTTCTATCTCTGTTTTCCAGAAATAGTAAATCTTGAATATAAGTTTCGCCACCTCCTGGACCGCCTGGTCTAGTAGGATCTCCGGTTGCTTCTGTGTCGTGTACACCTAAATATTTGTGTACATGTACACCAGTGCCACCTGCGTAGATATGCTCTCCAACT